TATCGATGCTGCTACAGAGCGTAACAATTACATACGATATCCTGCCGACTGGGATGCTATTGAACGTAGTTTATGGCTAATGGACAATGCACCTGAAAATGTTCACTGTGCCATTGCTTGTGCGGTGCAGGTATTCAATATAAAACATATTATTGATTTCGCCAAATGGAAATTAAATATGGGTTTTAAAAAAATTAATAAGTTTAGTTTGGACGAATATGAAACAGGCGGCGGAATAATTAATCTTCATCTGTTGTATATTCCAACTTTTTTAAGTGCTAGGATATTACCGCAAAAAGACAAAGAAGAGATTGCACACGCATTTGCTGATTTTAAACAATGGTTGTGGGACAATTATAGGCAAGATGATAATTTTTGGAAGGACAATCCGTATGGATGGAAACGTTGGGAAGGTATCCTTAAATTTGTTATGGCCAACGACCAATCGCATTTATTACCAGATTTTAAAGAATATGTTACACACTTAGATTCCATCCGTAATTTAAATGCTAAGTTGGTATTTCCTGAATTGTCGCATATTTTGTAAGTGGTATATCAGCGGCACAGGTACAGAAATTACGATCACACGTAATTGGCTCAGTTGGAACACTGAACGTGCTGTTGTATATATTGCCAAGACTTCCGCCCACACGGCAAGTGGCTCTGTGTACGTCACCGTCCCAATTTATCATCAGACTTTCTATTCCTGCATTACAGGTCCAGCCGTTATATTGATTTAGTTTTAGTTTAATTACATCATTGGCATGTCGTTGTTCTAACGGTTTGTCTTTGTAAAAAATAATAGTGTTAGGTTGCACAGTTGCTTCTTGACTCTTGAGCCATTCTAAATCAGAAAGATTATAACGCATGTCATCAAACAAATCGTGATCGCCTTGTGTCCATCTTATGCGTCTCAGTGTACTGGGTATCTGAGATTGTAACATCATAGCACGAACTTGTACTGCTTCATTCATGCGGTCATGATGGCACATGATCTGTGCTATGACTTTGATACTGCTCATATCTGCTATTTTCTGTACAGTGTTTACTGCACGTAACCACTCATACTCAAAGTGTATGCTAAACACATACTGATCCACAGGCAAGCTGGCATAAAATTCGTAGGGTCTGGTTCCGTTGGTTGTTACACTGATCCACTGTATATTTTTATGTCGTGCATATTTTACTAGTTCGTCAAACTTGGGATGCACACAGGGCTCGCCTCCTGTGAAACTAAGCCGTATGGGTTTGCCCAATGATGCAAGTTGATCCACAACAGCTTTGAGTATTTCTATATCAGTATGCGGGCTAGTATTATCGTGTATTTCACTTGGGCAATAACTACAGTCGTAGTTACAACGTTTGCCAAGATTCCATTCAATCTTAATAGCGTTAGCATGGTCCCAACGATTAGCTACTTTATACATAATCTTTAAACTCTGGAGTAACGTCAAAGAAACTTTGATTCCTTGTAACATCTAATCTGCGATTAAATTCTACACAATCATTCCACAAATGTGTCAAATCTTTTGCCAGTAAAAAGTTAATGATGCCGTCAATTTGTTTATAAGTTAGTTCTTTTAACATTGGGTGCTGTTTTACTAGATTAAACTCAGGTACACGTTCTCTTACAGCCTTTAATTTTGTAATTGCTTCTGCTTTAAGTTCACTGGGTAACACTTGTGCAGATAATACGTTTGGGTATTGTACCATATTAGTGTAAAATACAATACCTAACTTATCTAAGAAATGTTCAATCATCTTATCTAAGGTTAAAACATTACTAACTTGTACAGCAACCGCACCAACTATTCGATTGATATTGGGGATTGTTTGTATATCCCTAATGTTTTTTTCAACGACAGAAAAATCCCCGTTGCCGCGAATGTAATCGTAAACATTATAAATGCCGTCAATGCTGACGTTAACGGCAACTGATCTAAAATGAGGCCAATATTCATGTATAGTTCTTCCTTTACTAATTCCTAATGTAGTAGCATTAGTAGCATACTTAATTTCAATATTTTTGCCGTAGGGCTTTAACATATCTAATATTCGATAATGTTGTGGATCCATTAAAGGTTCGCCGCCTGCAAATTCTACACGCATGAAATGGGGCAAGTTCTTTTCTAAACTTGTCCACCAATTGGGATTATCTTCAAATTTGTCTAACAACGGTTTATGTTCTAAATTGTGTTTATCAACTAGATCAAAAATAATCTGACCCGATCCTTTATAAAAATCTTTAATCTCTCCCCAGTCGTTCCAACTAGTGCTATCACCGGGATGACACATACGGCATTTGAGATTGCACAAGTTATTAAGTTTTAATTCCATTGTAGGAATTTCAAACGGCATAGTAAAATTGCCATCCATTTTGTTTACAGCATCAGGGTATAATGTAATTCTGGCCTCGGGGATTTCACCAGCAATGTGTCGTTGTCTAAGACTTTCTACTCCTTGATCTTCTAATCCAAAACAAGGACTGCATTCAGAAGGCCGATCACCTGTAAGAACTTGTTTTCGGATACGCTTTATAGTTTCTCCGTTCCATATTTCTTCCAATGTATTCTGTTGTATATCCCCAATCGGATGGCTGCGACAACATACTTGTATAGCACCATCTTCTCTAGTTGCTAGGCCAGTAAACGGATGCATGCAAAATGTAGGAGAATTATTGTTCGGCAACATAACGGATTAGCGGACTTAGTCCCACTGGTTGATTGTTGCGTAACGCAAGGTAAATGCTGGCAGTTGGAGTCAAATTAAAGTCTTTGCATACCTGATTGTAGATATTGCCGTATTTTTTCCACAAATAATCAGGCGGTAATTGACGAATAAAATATAATCCTATCATAGTAGGTGCCCGCAAATTCATGTTAAAGTCATTCATTATTGTAACACTGTCAGCAGTAGGTTGTCTAGTCCAACGTAGTCCTATCCTATTCCAACCTAGACCTAAGCCTTTACTTAAACTTATCCCTACACTTTTTATAGAAGGATAACTAAAATTAAATGCAACATCTTTACAGCATGTGATCCATGCACCATCTATATGCACATCAATTTTTTTAATAGTTGCTTCATTTAATAATTCCAACATGTCAGCGTGTGGTGCACCAACTTGCGGAAAAGGCATTGCAATAATTAATGGCGTATTTGGAATTAATGAGCCCACATCCTTAATATAACTTAATTTTAACCGTTCGTGGTATCTATAATCTCCACGTATTGTTTGTACTGGACCTTGCATATACAAGTTATCAATAAATTGTGTGCAACCATTAATAATATCTATGCGATTAAAAACTTCAAATCCTGTCAAGTCGTTCAATTTACTCCTATGCAACCATGCTGTCATTTCAGATTTAAAATCAGTGTAGACCTTATTACTAATGTCTTTGTCTAATTTTCCAGAAAGCACTTCCTGCTGTAATTGTTCAATAAACAAATCTGATAAGGGTTGAGGTCTATCTGTTTCTAGCCACTCGGCACTGTAACTAGTTGCTCGTTTTATTCGTTCCATCTTCTATTTACACTATAAAAGTATCACATAAATATTTCATGTTAAATCCCACTAATTATACAGTTGATACAAGTTTATTTCAAGAAGCCTGTGATTACTTGCCAAAGCAGGATATGAAAACAACTATTAATCAACCAACTGGTGATTTCTTTTACGATCCATGGATTATAAAAAATGAATATAAAGGTACAGTTTGGGAGGTACTTTATAACTCGTTACCTGTCGTTAAAGGTGAAGCACGGATTATTATATTGGATCCGGGCCACTGCTATCAAGAGCACGCTGATATCGATGACAGATATCATCTAAACATTTTTGGTGACAGTAGTTATTTGATTAATCTGGTACAAGAGATAATGTATCCGGTATCTCAAGATGGTGTCTGGTATGATATGGATGCCAGTTTTATACATACGGCAACTAATTTTGGACGTAAGGCTAGAGTGCAACTAGTTGTTCGTAAACTATTAAAGAATAATAAGTTGTCAAATCCAGTAGCAGTATCACTAGTCACAAGAATGGACAATCCTAACCATACCAGGTTCCTATTTGATAATACGTTAAGTCCGTGGTTCAACGAAGCAAACAAGTTAGGTTTCATAAACAATTTTGCACAACACAATGTAGCAATAACATTTAACATAGAGCAGGATAAACTAGAATTTTTAAAAAGTATTTTACCAGAAGAATTCAAATTAATATGAAATATCTTTACAAGATAGATTACGTTGATAGAACACTTAATTCAACTAATTTAATATATGCTCCTTTGGTGAAAGATAATGTACTATGCATGGATTTTGCAGATGATGGTTATCACAAGAATCTACTCAGCACAAAAATTAGGGATTATTTTTTTGAACGCGAAATTTCTAATTTAGAAAAATTTAAAGACTATGTTTGGTGCCCTAAGGTATTAGACATAAAAGGAAAAAAAATATTTGTAGAGTTTGGAGAAGAAACTCTTAATAATATTGTTTTAGACAACACACGTGATATAGACCATGAATGTGTTAATTGGCAAGAACAAATTCGATCAATTGTAGACGATATTAACAAACAACAATACTATAAAGTAACGCTGTACCCACATTGCTTTTTTATACTGAACGGTACTGTTAAAACAATAGACTTTTATGGTTGTGTGGCATTTAAAGATAGAATGATGCCATTAGACATTATTAGAGAGATGATAGGTAAAGATTCTGTAGATAGGTTTAACGAAGCGATAGTGGGCAATACAATAGATTTTGAAATATTTTATAATAGATTATTAACACATCATCTGTTTAAATATTGGCCTAAGTTATTTTGAATACCAAACGTTAAACAAATACATGGGTTCAAATCCGCAATTAGCACCGCCATGCCAGGCTTTGCGATCACTCCACAAATATGTTTCTCCAGGCTTTTGATTATATAAACAAGTATCCTCTACTATAAGTGTATGCCCGACTATTTCAGGTAAAGCCTGTATGTGGCAATGATAACGTATAGCAGACTGTCCTAATAATGTCGCTTCATTATCTGTTACATCCCAATGCCAGGGTGCAACACATCCGGGATTTATTCTGCTGACCCATGCATTTGTGTATCCGTCGAGTCCTACAAAGTCTATAAATTTATGAACTATTTCTCTATCAAAGTTTACATCAGGAATAAACATATCCCAAGTTGCATTGCCACCTTTATCAATAGTTTTATAACCTGCAGATTCCCACACACCCGCAACTTCATTAACGCCGGGAGCCTTTTCATCATTTGCCCTGTGCCTTGGACCCACGTATGCTGGTTGCTGTGACTTGAGAGATTCTACCAATGCAGCCCAATCGACTCCTTGAAAGTTTCCATAATATTTTAACATATCAATAACTCTCTAAATGATCAATACCTAACTTTTTACGAAAATCTTCTGTAAACTTTCCATCAATACGTAGTCCGTAGCTTTGCTCCATAATACGTTCGCCACCGTGCCAGTCAACATCGTTCCACCATGCTGCTCGAGTATTTAAATATACCTTGTTTTGTTTCGCTGGATCCCAAACATAAAATGCTTTCTTTGTATTAGGACGTATGTGTATAAATTCGTTACGATGCGGTTTAACTACATCAATTCCGTTTTTAGCATCTAAATCACGGTGTTCGAATGGGATGCCATCTGCTTCGCAATGAAAGAATATAACACGGCCAATCTCTTCAAATATTGTGCCAATCATGTTTTCAACCCAGCAAACTACGTTGGGGAAATGCACAGCTTCAGGTGTTAGTTTACGCGATGCTGTTCTATCATCCCACGAGCCTTGCTCCCAAAGAAAATAGTATATGTAAGGATCATATGCACCCATTGCCATTTTAATGTAGCGTGTAAATTTATTACGAACACGGAAGTCATTAAAATCTCTGTACAAGTCTATGCCGCCTTTTTTAATAGGATCATGATCCGGCAATGCTAAAAATTCTTCTATTGCTTTATAGATAGGTTTCCAATGAGGTTGATAGCTGGCGTTTTTAAAAGTAAATCCAGGAGTCATCCATGTTCCTTCTTTGGCAAATTCTCTTGCCTCGGCGAATCCGCGAATAATTTCTGGTTGCATTTGAGCAAATGCTGCCATGTCTAAGTAAGGTTCCATATCATAATACGGATAGCCGTTTATGCCTTTGATCATATTTTCCTTTGATAATTAATACTATGAACTACGAATATTATTACAATAACGTTCCGGGTGATGGGCCGTCTCGTAACAATCTTATTTACACAAGTTTGATCAGTACTGATAAAAAAACATTTGTTCAGTGGTACCACAACGATGTGACTTATCACAAGAATCAAAATCAAGTTGTGGACGCAACCAAAATGGAAGAGAAATGGTTACGCGAAGTTAATTACCTTACACAAATGCGTAACAAGCATCCAGAATTAGTTCCAGTAATCAAAAACATTGACCTTGATAATAAGAAATTATTTTTAGAGATAGATGGGCCTGACTTTTGGGAAAGAGCTGGATGCAATACAGCAAACTATGATAGTGTGTTACCAGACTGGCAAGATCAGATGCTCGATATTATTCGGGCCCACAAATCATTAGGGTTATACAAATACAGTATGCACCCCAGCAGTTATTTCGTGGTAGACGGAAAACTCAAAAGTATTAATTATTTTTTTACATATAGCAAAAACGAACCGCATTTTAGTATTGCTGATGTTGAAAGTCACATTTACACAACTCGTCAACAAGAAATGAAAAAACACACTGCTGCATTGGGAATAGAATGGGATAAACCGCAGTCGTTTGCAGTAATGGAACAGTTATGCTGGGCAAGTTTTAGTACAAACTATCCTGCAGATTTTATAGAAAAAGTAAGATGTTTGAAGTAAAAAAATGGTCTCTAGATTTAGACCTTACAGAATTTTATGCTGTTGCTAATTCAAAAGGATTTGCAAACAACGCTAGCCAAAAAATGTTGGTTGATAGTCTAGCAAAAGAAAACGAATGGTGTGTGTGGATACTTTATCATGACAATAAAGCCATTGGTAGCGTTGGTGCTCACTCATTTCCTGAAATGGGAGATAATGCATATCGTATTGCTGCACGTACTTGTGTGTTTACAGACATGATTCCTGGTGCCTATGGTACGGGATTACGGACTATAAGTGTTATAACTCAGCATCAAAATCCAACAGCACAATTTTTAATCCCTGCCTGTATTGACTGGGCACCTACTGGATCAAATTTATATATCACAAGTAATGAAAACAGCGTAGGAACTCAACGCAGAGTACATCGTACATTTGGCCCAACTTTAGAAAAACTGGGCCAAATGAAGCGTATAAAAGAAATTGATTATCGGGGAACAACTCAAACTGTTTGGCAATTGTTTCCTGAAGAGTTTTTAAAAGAACTTAATAAGTATGATAGATGGTGTTAGCCGATGTACCAACTAGTGCCGTTGGAGTAAACTGGAACTTTAATTGATCCCCCGCTAAGGTATGCTGCGCCAAATGTTCCCACAGTTGCATCGGTTACAAATGCTCTTGCACCAGCACCCGAAGTTGCTGCACTGGGAATTGCTGTGCCAGCTGCTGAATACACAGTTGTGTTTAATAGTGGAGCATTGAAAATCTTAGTTATACCATCAAATGTTGCAGATGATATATTTCCTGCATTATTGCCAGCCGATAGCGTAATTACTGATCCTGGCAAACTAGTACCAAATGTAGCTGAAGGACTCCAAGCACTAGATATAATAGATGATATTAAATAATTTCCATTATTATAGCCGCGAGACAGCCATGCCGTAAGTACTTCACCAGCCACAGTGTTAGTAGGAGCATCAACTGTTCCCTTAGATGCCCATACTTCAATTCTTGATGGAATATTGGTTCCGTTGGTGACTCCAATGCCCTGCACTGCTGGGCTAATATTACTATACACACTTAAAGGACTTCCAGCGGCATTGGGTCTAATCTTGGTTACATTGATATTGGAACCTATAGGAATGGTAATATTACCAGTAATATTAATATTACCAGTACCTGTAATATCTCTGTTATTTAAATTTAAATTGCCGCCCAAACTTGGAGCAGCATCTGCAGAAACTTGCAAGGCTGCACCAGTAGCAATGATAGTAGTACAGTTTACATCGGCCCATGCAAGACCTGTGCCTAATCGAATAATAGGGTCGCCGCCGGCACTTATACCGTTACCAACGTATAGCTGTTTAGTATCCGTAGTGAATACAAGTTCACCCAGATCCAATGGGGTTGTTGCTCTTTGAGCATTTGTGCCGCGTCTAATTCGTAATGACATGTACTATCTCCGGTATTCGTTTGTCAACTTTGCTGACCATTATAGTGTATTTATTCAATTTGAGAAATAGGAGATAGCTTGTTCAAGTCAAAAAAATAGGGCCCTGAGGCCCTATTAAAGTGCTACTATATTACATAGTGGGACCGTTACCGTTCTTAAATCCCACTGATCCACCTTCTGCTTCGATGTTCTTTATGACATCTTCAAATAAGATAGGAGCAAAGTCCGGAGTCTGTTCCACGCAAACACAATGATAACGTACATCGTTCTCATTGCTGTATAAAACTTCTCCTGTTCTAGCATCAACTCCACGGGCTTTTTTCACACGATTTGCGTGAGTGTGTCCGTGAATGTTAGTACCAAAACGACCCATTGAATCCGAATGTAACGGAATATGGCTAAGGATCATTCCGTTCATAACGTGATAAGCTCTAAGCTCTCTAAAGTACATACGATACTCGTCGTCTCTAAAGATATCGTGGTTACCACGAATTAAAACTTTGTCACCGTTTAATCTCGACATGATTTTTAACGCTTTACGGTTAATGACAACATCGCCTAAATGGTAGACCTTGTCAGTGGGCTTTACCCGCTCGTTCCAAGCCTTGACCATAGCTTCGTCCATTTCATCTGGATCTGTCCAAGGGCGTAATTTGGTTACTCCGTCGTTCCGGGTAAACTTACATACGCCAGTGTGACCAAAGTGCGTATCGCTAACTAAAAATACACTAGGCATAATGCCCTCCTTTCTTGTTTAAGTATATATTATACTGCCAAAAGGAGAACTTGTCAACCTGCGTTCCAAATCTCCGTGAAACCTTCTTCCTCAGTTGGTTCTTCCCAACTGGCAATCATGCTGGCAACAACATGTTCAGGTATAATCTTTCCAAACTCCCAGCGGCTAGTTAATCGACGAACTAGTTCCTTATGCTCGGGTGTACGAAACACCACAGCAATATGCTCATAGTCTGGCAGCATATTGAACTTACGAGCACGACTTTTAATTGTGGTACTGGTTTGATCCCAAATAATATCATGACCGTGTTCACGTGCAAACACAACCTGTTCGATCATTAGGTCAATTGCTCGGGGCATGTATTCTACAAACACTTCCGAATAGGTCTTACCCTGTGCTCTAGCATAGTCTTCCACAAATGCATCTGTGCTAACTACAGTCAGACCCAATGCCCAAATTTGGTCTTTAATCCAGGTGCTTTTACCCGATGCTGGCACACCAATCAGTTGATAACATTTTGGCATTAGTGTACCGCTTCCTTCGCATCACATTCGCACTCGACCACCCAGTTGTCAAACTGAGTAAACTTGTTGACTTCTACGCCAAGTCCAACTGCTTCGTTCACAAAGTGTTGCAACAGTGCATTATATAATGCATCGGGCATTGTGTTTTTATCAAATTTAATTTTCATTACCAATTCTCAATTCCAGAAATTTCAATTGCGAATTTGCCTTCATAGCCGTTTATCTCTGTGAAGACCGTTAGCGTAGTTATGGACCCGATTCCGGAATCACTGTCTTGTGTTAGTTCAAAACATCCTGCTTCCGGAAACTTTTCCATAACTTCTAAAATTCTCAATACTTCTTCTTTGCTCAAATGCATTAGATATCTCCATCTTGTCGCATAAACTCGTCACCTGCAAGCGGCACTGGCTTTTCATCTGGATCATATGTCCAACCTAACGCCTTCATCATACGATGCTTGACCAACAAGTTTGGTGCACGAAAACGCTCAGTGTCATCGAATCCCATTGCCACGCCAACTTCGCAAACTGCACCACTACGGCATATGCCAGCAAAACAGTGTACTACAACATTCATACGATTGTCAAGAGCATGTTGCAACAAACGGACAAGTTCAGCCGCTTGCTCATGACTGCAACGCATTGCTTCTTCCAGCACATGGTCCTTTTCTTCCACATCCAGGAACTCAAAGTCATGACGCTCTTTGAATTGGTGTTGGGCAATTGGACGCCAGCTGGCAGGATCTGTAATGCTGATCAACATACTATTCTCCCCAGCCGCGTGATGAAACCCCGTTGGGATATCAGCGGCCGCTACATTTTCAATCCATGGCATTTTAATCACCACCTTTTAATAAAAATTTATTACTGATAGCCTTGAACGAACATTGCATATTCTTGCTCTTAAACACAACACCTTCCCGTTCACAGCCAATCATTCCCATAACCGATTTGCCTTCTGCAAATTTAAGAATCCCGTTAATGCTGTTGATACCCAGTGTATCTCCCAATTCAGCACCAAATGCTAGCACAGGCACATGTTTGATATCATGCTCATTAACAAATGCTTTGCGTTCAGCAGGAGTTAGATATTTGCTTGTATCGATATCGTAGATATCAAACAAGAAAAATTCCTGTCCTTTTTGCTTGTACGGATTGCCTTGGATACCTTCTCCAATCAACTCACCTTGCAGTG